TAGATGTGTCAGACGTGTTTGCGTTTGTATCCATTGAATTAGGCGCTGTGATCTTCCGCCGAGGTGATGAGCTGACTTCTGTGACAACATACATTTCGCCAGAGGAATTTATGGATGAAAAGCAGTCGATGCAAAAAACATTCGACAGCTTCAAATAACCGCTTGTGGGTTGGTGTACGGTTGATTAGAAAGTCTGAGTGGGTGGCTCAACCGTAACCGTTGTTTATTGGTTGTGCGTTACCGAATGTGCCAGCATCACGCCACCCACACGACCTCAAAATATAATGCCGACCAGCGCCATCAAGCCAGCGCCGCTTGCGAAGCCAAAGGTGGCCCCGACAAGTCCGGCGATGTGAATTTTGCGCTCTACCTCTTCGTCAATCATCTAAACTCTCCACCATTTGTATTCTCTCGCCAATCCAACGCATAACCGGAACAGCCATTGAGTTGCCCATTGCCTTATATCGAGGCCCATCCGGGCAATCTTCTGCTGGTTTATTGCGCCACGGTATTTGCGTGAAGTTGTCAGGGAAGCCTTGCAGGCGCTCACATTCTACTGGCGTAAGGCGGCGGACTGCGTATGATTTTAGCTTCGACGGCACAAATAAAGGCGCACCGCCATTGATGTGCTGATCCTCAAGACCCTGCTTTGACCCAAATGCGGCGTTAAGAGTCGACGCCACGGTAGCTGGCCAACAAACCGCTGGTGTCTTGCTCTTATCCAGCGTCGGCGTGACTTCCGTTGACACGCTGTCACCTTGGTTGGCGCTGTTTTGTGCGCCGAAGGCTATAGACAATGTGCCGCCCGCTCGGCCAGCAACACGCATTGTCGGTGCAAGATTGATGGTAGCGTCCGTTCCGTTATCGTTGCGACTAAAGGCAATGGGCAGAGTTTCTGTTGTCGGATCGTATGCGCTGCCAGTGCGTGTGGTCAGACATTGGGCCACAATGGCCTCCGCCTCTACTCGCTGGTTTCCTGTGCGACTGAATGGAGCGCCTTGTGTAACTGTGGGGGCAGCTTTTTGCCCCGCTTCTCGGCTCGGCGCAGGATGCCCTGACAGGCTTTCGCGCTCAAATAGAACCGCTGCGGCACGTCGCCAGTCTCCAAGGTATCCGACAACAAACACACGGCGGCGTCGCTGGGCCACTCCGAAGTATTGAGCGTCAAGCACTCTGTAGGCGAACCCATACCCGAGCTGGCCCAGCGCCCCGAGGAAGGTTCCAAAATCCCGTCCTCGTTGGCTAGACAAGACGCCGGGGACGTTCTCCCAAACCAGCCACTTGGGCTGATATTGTGCAGCAATGGCAAGATAGGTGAGCATGAGATTTCCCCTTGGGTCATCAAGTCCCTTGCGAAGTCCTGCGACTGAAAAACTTTGGCAGGGGGTTCCTCCGACCAAAAGGTCAATTGATCTGTCAATGGGCCACTCCTTAAATTGTGTCATGTCGCCAAGGTTAGGGACATCTGGGTAATGATGCGCCAGCACGGCGCTTGGGAACTTTTCTATCTCGCTAAACCACTGCGGTTCCCAGCCAAGTGGATGCCACGCGGCGGTGGCGGCTTCAACGCCAGAGCAAACTGAGCCGTATTTCATGTGTCACCCTCATCAAAACAGTTATTCAACGGCTGAATAGGTTGCTTACTAAATACCCAGCGCCATTGGCGTTTTGTGTAACCCGGAACTTCAACAAAATCACGCACGCGGTAAACCTTGTTCGCTTGCCACATCTTCTTGAGATAGCTTGATGTGCGCGGCACGCTGTCACCCAGCAGCTCAGCCGCCTCTGCTGCCGTCACGCGCTGGTCATACGGGATCAAGGAAAACAGGCGATTGCCTTGGTCAATGCTGTGCTGTCTGCTGGCATCGGCTGCGCGCTGCATAGATGGGGCCACAGTTGTCGGCCTGCGCGGGCCAGATGGTAGAGCTTCACGTTTGCGTTGGCGGTACATGAGATTTTCAAACTCCCACAGGCAGTGGCCGTATGTGATCTCGTAGCGCTCATGCTTATCGGTAACGCCCTCTAGCTTGGCCCTCAATCGCTCGGCTGCGTCTTTTTCATATCGCGCTTTAGCAGATCGAGAAGCGCTTGCTGCTCTTCCAGCCGCTGCTTTAAGTTTGGCCTCATCGCCGTCTTCTGCTCCGTCAGCATTATGCTGTTGTTGCGCTCTAGCCTTTTTATAATAATCTGAGTTTGGTCCGTGTTCACGTTTCTTCCTTTCAAGTTTTATGTTTGCAGCCGAGCATATGCGAGCTATTGTTGATGGCGATACCCGCAGCAATTCTGCGGTTTCAATTTGTGACATGCCTTGCTGAGCGCAGTCAAGAACGTGGCGGGTGAGCGCATCTGGATCGTATTTCACTGGTAATCCTCCAAGGGGTCAATCTGGCCTACGCCGTTGCAGACTTCGCATTCTTCCATGTGGCTTCCAAAGTCGCCATGCCAAGTTGAGCTTTGACGAACCCAGACATCGCGCTCAACTTCGCCTTCGCCATCGCATTCAGGGCATTTAATCCAATCTTCCATAACCTTCCTCCTTATACGTTCTTGCATTTGCCTTCGTTGTCAGCGAACCACACATGGCCATCGTTTATGACCATGTGACCAGCGCCAATAAGCGCGTCTACAGCTTGCTTATATGTTGAGCGCGGATTTGCGGCTGAGGACACCTTGCCGATGAAGTGGTCTTTCAGCGTCTCTTCAGAGATAACCCAATATGTTCTCGGCTCTGGCCACCCAACCCCTCCGGGGTTTGGTTGCCCGACGCCCTCACCGCGCAGCTGCGTGAATACCTTGCGGATTAGGACTTGGTTCTTGCCCTTGATGCGTGGCTTGTTGGCCTCTTCAATCTCGCTTTCAGTGGCCTGCACAACGGTACAAGTCGTAACGCTGTCACCATCCTCATCAACGCCAAGCTCGATGACGTTTAACTTAAACTGAAATACAACGCCCGTTTCCATGTCGCGCTGTTTCGTGGCCTTAGCCGTGCGCAGGCCAGTGTTCTCATCGTAATCAAGCTCAATCTCTGTGTCGGTCGCGGCGCGTAAACTCGAATGCCCCCTAGCGCCAGCAGCTTTATCCTTGCCGGAGTGGTGAACCACGTCCAGGTGTGCGCTTGTAATCTCGCGCAGCTTATCGCAGTTGCCTATAAACTTTGTCATGTCCTCTGGCGAGTTTTCATTGCCGCCAGCCATTGAGCGGCTGAGCGTGTCAACAAATATGCACTTCACCTGACCGTGTTTCTTTGACACCTCACGGCACAGCTTCTCAAGCACAGCCATGTCAACTTCGCCGTCAAGCAAGTTGACCGGGGCCGGGCGCACAGCCAGCTTCACGTTCTTATGCTCTGGATACTTCTTCCTTAACGCAACCACGCGATTGTGGAACGCCATGCCGCCCTCGGTTGCGAGGTATAAGACAGAGCCACCAATAACCTTGTGGCCATTCCACTCCTCACCGCAGGCAATGTGCCATGCAAGGTCAAGAGCGAAGAACGATTTGCCCACATTTGATGGTCCGTAAATTACAGACATTTGGCCCTCGCCAAGCCAGCCCTTCACAAGATAGTTGCGGCTGAGCTGGGGAATGGCCTCATCCGGCATAAAGATTTGATCCATGACGCTCTGCACGGTCAATGCTTTCTTCGCCGCTGCCGGGCCTTGGTTCACCCATACGTCAGAGTAATCCCAGCCCTCGATGTCGGGCAGGATGTATTCAACACCCAGCTCAGAGAAGGCACGCTCGCACTCCTTGCGCCCGGCATCGTCATTGTCGCCAGCAATGACAAGCTCGGCATCTGGCTTGGCTTGTTGCAGGTTGTCTATCACGGCTAAAATGTTGCCTGCATTTAAGGCGAACACGCATGGCTTGCCCGTTGCCTCATGCACAGTCGCGGCTGTGGCCCAGCCCTCTGAAACATATGCAAACTCACGAATGGGTCCGCCAATCACGCTAAAGTTGCCGATCACGGGCAGCTGGTAGGAAAACTTTTTCTTGCCGTCAGCGTCAATGAACTGCGCGCCAACGCGCCTGCCCTTCACATCAATGATTGGTATGGTTAGCGTGTCGCCGTCAATCGTTGCGTTATGGAGCTTAATCTTTTTCTTCTCAAGGTATGGGTGACTACTCATAGGGTCACGCTCCGGCCATTCAATATCAACTCTCGTTACCTCCACTGTCGGCGTATGACCCGGCTGGGGCCAGAGAGACATATCGCGCAGCC